CATCAATGCCCATTTCGTCCATTTCTCGGCCAATAACATCAAAGGCTTCCTGCGGTTCAACATAAGAACTTATTAAGTCGCTAAAACGTGCTTTAAGAGTTTCAAAGTTAGCATTGGACATATTCTCGGTTACATTAGGTTGTGCAGCATCAAATGATGCGGCATTAGCGCCTCGGGTTGCTGTACCTGCAGTTTGCATGTCTGATTCGTTGTTACCTGAATTCATACCTGGGACTGCCGTAACCCCTTCTGTAAGAATACCAGCAAGCCTTTTCATTCTATCTAAATCGCTCATTTTATTGCTCCTGTCTTTAATAGATTAGGCTTTTTAACTCTGCCGAATAATCCTAAATCATCTTTCTTTAAATTCTTCGCATCATTAAAACCATCATACCCAGATGGTAGAGTCGAGTGATCAACTTTTTCTGACGGACTCAATGGATTGTCAACAATTACTACTTCTCTTTCTTTACGAACTTTTTCTAATTCCTGTAAGAATCCAATGTTATATTTTTCGCCATATGCTGGTGTATCAGCAGAAACTTCTTCGTAGTCACTACCAAGGCGTGCCTTATATTTTTTCTTGTATTCTTCGGATGATCTGTCAACATACAAATCAGTTTCAATCTGACGTGGGTCGTTTTCGGAATATACAGCAAGTAAGGCTGGAGAAATTTCTAAAGAATTACAAATGTAAACTCTTAGAAAATCTAATGACGCCGGATAATTCATGCTAATATCACAAATGAATACAGGTGTGTTCTTTACATTAGGAAAATCTAATGGACTTTCCTGAATAGGTGTTTTTCTAAATGATGATGCTTTAATAAGATTATATTTCTTAAGACATGCTTCTAAGCAATCTATCATTTTATCCGTCATATCATATACAGCAAACTTTAAGACATAATTATATTCTGTCTTTGTTTCTGCTACATAACTAACAAATGATTTCTTTTCTTCCATGTTGGTGACTCCAATGATATGCTATTTATCAGAGTTTTCTGATTTCTTCGAACTAACGATATACTTGAGTAATTCGTTCCTATCAAATTCGCCACCGGCTTGTCCCTTTGCTGGTCCAGCGCCCAGGTCAAAGTCTATTTGTTCTGCTCTCACTTTTTTAAGTTGTAATTCAATCATCTTAAGTTTTTTATCTGCCTTAGAATTTTTAGCATCTAATGCAGTCTTTAACATCTGTCCGGCCACTTCGTAAATTTTACCTGCATGTACATCTGGTACATTACTACCAAGTGATATAAGGTCGTTAAATGTGTTGACTGCCTTTCTGGCAATATCGTCCATTTCGGAATCATGAGAATCTAATCCGATTACAGTCGGGAGAGCATAATCAACTTTTTCTGCTGTGGTAATAGAAGAGAAAACAGAAGAAGCTTCGATCATTAATTCTTCTCGAGTCTTAGCTGGTTCGACAATCTCTTCCTCGACTTCGGGGGTCGGCGGCAGATTAAAAAAATCTTCAAGTTTTTTAGTAATTTAGATTACCTCTTTTTATTTCTTTGATGGCTTATTAAAAATATTGGATTCATTCATTACTCTGAATGTCATCCCGTGATTCTTTGCGAAAGCTGTTGCAGCCGCCCACTTAAATGTGTTAAGTGCTACTGCTGCCTTTGCACGTTGAGACTTAGCCTGTTCTAAAAATGTTTCATGGGCTGGCTTAACTTCGATAATTTCAGCTTTAGCCTTACCATTTGCATCTGTATACGTAACAACAAAATCCGGTATATATACAGTGTATTTACCCGTAAAAGGATTTTGGTAAGGGATTTTTAAGGATTCACTTGCCCAACTTGATATATTTGGATTAGAATCAAACATTTGCATTACTTTAAATTCCCATGAGGATCTAAAGTGTATAGGATATGTTCCTACATACTTAGAAGGATTTACAGGTTTATACGTCCCTTGTACATATGATGCCATATTATGCTATAGGGTCAACTATTACCAATTGCGGCATAGTTCCCGTTATTCTCCACATTACATTACCGTAATGAATATCTTTCATAAACTCTTCTCTACTGGTATAAATTAGTTGATCTACCATATTTAAGGCCGCTGCAAGATTGCGATCTACAGCACTTGATGTTTGATTAAGGTGAAATAATATATTGTTCGCTGCATCTGGACCATCCGAAAATGTAATATCAGTTGGACCGAACATATGTTCTCTAAGAGATACCATTAAATCCATGTTTGATATAAGTTTCGCTGTTCTAAATGGTAACAACTTATGTAGATTAGCCGTATATGACAATAAACCATCTTTATCTTTTCTAATGTGTAGATCATCCATAATAGGAAAATAAGGATTATCTTCGCCGCGTTTCTGTGCTCTATGAACTGCTTGCATCCAGAGTAACCAACCATCTTCTTCGACTTTTTTAGCAATATTACCCGACATAATACTTCCGGTCTTGCCAATTTTAGTAACCTGATTTAATCTTTTATTTGATTTTGTATCGAATGCTGTGCCAAATGAACCATTACCTATTTGATCAGCCTTTGTATTTTTACGAAGGCGGTCTTTATTATCCAATGCACTATGTTTACTTAACTTAGGCACGAAATCTATTAATTCGTATAATTTCATATTATGATCTTATCTCCCTGGCCTGAAGACTGGATTTATTCATTACAGTAGTAACAACACCAATCTGGTGACCAGGGTCTCTCAATTCATTAAAGACTCTATAAGCATTCGGAGATAACAATAGTTTACCTGATTTTTCAGATTTTTCCAATAATGACTGCGGTGTTATACCGAGTGTGCCCGAAATATCAATTGTCAATGCTGCCATTGCATCGGCATATAAAGGGCCGACTCCTCTCGAAAGGAAGTAGGATTTTGTTGAATCATACGCACTTGGAGAAAAATTGCCAACGACGCCGCCACCTAAGACCGATTGCTGTAAAGATCCTGGATTGATAAAAGTAGTAGGACCGGATGCATACTTAAATGTATTTGCTGATTGCCCTGTTACACTTTTGACAGTTTTCTGAGTACCTAAGTAGGTAAGCATCTGAGAACTGAAACGGCCAATGGATGCGATATTAGAATTAGCCATTGCCAGCAGTCCTGTTCATATCCTGATATTGACCACTCGAAGGTTTTGCAACGGATGCAAATGGCCTGGATGTCACCGGTGCTGGTGCATTACTTTTATAAGGCTTTGGCGATATGTTTGCAAGACCATCTAATGCACTAGCACTTACTCTTCTAACTACCTTATCTGAAAGGAAAGCTCCTGTCACTCCACCTATGGTAGTCTGCGCATTCTTTCCTATTCTTTGTAAAATAGGATTATCCGATTGCAATAAAGGATTATTAGATTCAATGAAGTCTAATAACTTAGCATTAAACGCCAATGACGGTAATTCAAGGAACTCACCATGCTCGAATTGGTCTTTAGTGGAACCGTTATTTGTTTCTGTACCGCCCAATGCCATATTTTGTAATGTATAATATGCATATTCATATTCAATCGAAAATGTTATTTCTAATGTCCTGTCACTAATTGCATAATTAAGCACATCATGCGTGAACGCTGAGATCCTCGGATTAACAAGTGTGACTCTATTAAAACGGCCACCGTGGACTTGATAAATTTCTATAGTTTGTATTAAATTCCTAACATTAGCTACCTGTGGCAAATTAAATCCAAAATGGTGATTATGCAATACATCAGATACAATATTCTGAGTTGCACTTTTATCACCTATTGTGTCTGTTGGAGAATTTTTACCTGTTGGGGAATTGCTCTGAAATAGATTTTTAATACTTGCAGGAAGATTAGCAATATTTGGATTTAGTGTTGGCGTTATATTATGTAAAAGTTCTTCAAAACTCATTGTTTTATTATTTTGCTGAGATTGTGCAGAAGAATTGTTTCCTGGTTCGGTACCGTCTGCAAAATAGTATCTATAATACATTTCCCAAAATTTCAATGTTTTGCCATCAGCAACATCGTGAAACACCATCTTAATAGGTTCGAACGACATTTTAGACTGACTTAGCCTTTTTCTGTTGTACTGATTTAACGGAGTTGTATCAATTTTCATTGAAGGCATTTCGATAGATTTTACAAGAGGTAAAACCTGTGCCCAATCAGGAGCATTAAAGAAATTTTCTATGAATGATTTTGCTGTGTCGACTCTATTTAGATTTATGTTGATATAATACTCAAACGGAAATCTAGGTTGATTTCTATATAGTGTCTGTGCATCTTGATTAAAATTATAGGTGGCATGGCGAGAACTCTTTTCGTAAAAGAATCCTGCGCCAGTCAATGATGTGAGAAGACTTGAAAAGGATGGCATATGTGTTATTTATCTTCTTGCCAGGATTCAAAATAACTAAAATATCTAGATAGAAACTCTGCTATTTTATAGGTTTCAGAATTTTGCCCAAATATAGAATTTGCGGTATTCAACATAGTATTCGCTGCTACAACATGCTGGTTTAAAGTACCAAAATCATATAAATCTACAGCAGGAATAGAATAGTTGCCGGTCTTTGTTATTGCATTTTTCGCCATCTGCCATAAAATACCTTTAATTTTCTTAGGGTATTTATGATAAATGTTAGAAAATTTCACGCAAACGTGGTGCCGCCGCCTGGGCTAACGATATTTGGATATGGATTTCCACCAACAGTAGTTCCCTGATTTGTGTTTGGTCCAGATACATTTGTAGCATTATCAAACCTAACTGTTAATGTAACAATATTTGCATCACCACTTGCGTAATCGCCGTCGCCATATGCTGCGGCTTGGACCCAACAACCATCTAAAACCCAAGATTCTAACTGTTCGTTATCTGTACCATCTAACGAATGGATTTCCATTGCAAATTTGTAGTTGATACCTGCTACCGCACTTGTTTGTTCAAAGTGATTCATTTGTTTCTGTACTTGAGAACCAACAGAGGAAATTACAGCGTTAGTAATGTCATCGCGTAAAGTAATTTCGATCGGTTCAAATGTATGTTTGCCCTGAATCCATGCAACAGAATTGTAGGAATCAAGCTGAACTTCATTGTATGTAATTTTTGGACGAGTGCAAGTAACTACATTCTGAGTCATTTCACGAAGACCATTATTTTCGCCAAAGTTCTGCCAAACAACTCTAAAGCGATATTTCTGCTTAGGATGTAGTATACCAAGCTTGTTCCCATCTAAAGGAATACCGAATTTTGATAAATTTGCCATTTATTTCTCCTGCTGTAAAAGCTAATACTATTTATCAATTTAATCAATTTTTCTTTCGGGGATGATTCCATTAAAGTCAGTTATAGCGTATGATTCCATTATGTCTACGCTGCATGTATAGGACATAGCAGCAATGCTATGATCTCCCCATGTTAATCCTAATGAATTTGCGATAATCCAGCTACCATTATGCAAATTGTCGTTATACCCCACTACAATCAATGCATGTCCTTTGTATTGCCTATTATCTGTATCATTTATTGGGTAATAACATGTATCAGTAATGGGGCCTTTTAGTTTCCAAAAATTACGACCTGTGTTCATGCCTATTATTATAGGCATACCAGAAACAATATATTCTTTAAATTTATTTATGTCCACAGAATCATATGACCGCAGCCTATCGTTTATTGATAAATTTAAAACTGAATTGGTGGGATGTTTCTCTACAAGGTCACGATGAAATGGCCAGGCTACATGCGGAACAACCCCGTATTGTTTCATCGATTCGAATGTGGTAGCAAGCGATGCCCCTTTTTGTCCTATCCTATTTTCAAGTTTACGAGTCATAAAATATGTAAACAATCTAGAATAATTAACTGTTTTACCAGTTGCTGCTATCATTATCTCGAGCGCCAATAAACTAGCACTTGCTGTACAGCATCCAACACTATCCTGAGATGGAAAATTGCTAACAAGATGCTGTAATGTGTGTGATGAATTCATTTTATATTTATTACCGCCAAAAAAATACCTCCCGGAGGAGGTATTTTTATTTATTGCATTAAATCGACAGACTAGAACCTGTGTTCTTGATACGAATCGGGATATAGATAAATTCGATTGCCTTAACTGGTTGAATTGCAATATCAATCCAGAGTTCGTTTCTATCGATACGAGCCGGAGTATTATTAGTTAAATCACAAACAACCAAGAAGTCGTACAATCCACGTAATGTGATAAGTTCTGATAAGAATCTATCAAATGCATCTTTAACTGCTTTACGTGTTGTCGAATCATTCGGTTCAAACAAGAATGGTTGGGCTAATTGATTCAAATTATAGCGAAGGTAATTCTCTAAACGAACTACGTTAATACGGTCGGTTGCGCTAGAATATGATTGACGTGTTTTTTGCCCAAACACAACAATACCACCGGTAGGCATAACACGAATTGGATTTATACCATTGATATAAAGAATATCACGTTGACCTTCATTAAGTTTAACTGGAATAAATTGGCCTGCCGCGTTCACGTATCCTACTGTCGCTGCATTGTTTACGACACCGCGCTGTAAACCGGCCGGTGCAAACCACGGATAAGCAACTTGGTCATTATATGCAATTGTACGCAATGCCATGTGTGATGGAGGGACCACAACATCAACCCCATCGACATTTGTGCTTAAACCGCTTGGATACCATGCAGCAAAATATTTACTTGCCGACACTAAACCATCAGAACCATTACCATATGCAGAACTTGTGTTGGTTGCCCAATTCTGCAAAGAAGTTCCTGTAGAAGTTAATGTGAATGGTGTATCGCCTACAACAAATGCAGTTTGCTTACGGTCTTCATTAAGCACAAGCATTTCATCGATTGCTTCAACATACCCTGGCGCTGCAATTAAGTTGAAATATAAGTCTTCTGCACGAATATCTTCATTGGATGTAATAACAGATTGCATTGCACGAACGACACAAATATTCTGAGCTGCGGCACCCATATATGGTACACCGCCTGGATTGTTACCAGAAGATGTAACCCAGCGTCCTGTCGAACCATTATTTGTATCATCGGGCTGAGCAGTCACACCGTCAAATACATATGGAGAATCCCATGATTTGACATTGTTTGTAGAGAAACGTGTGTTCCACAGTAAGAAGCCCTTTGGATACAAATCAGAATCTGGAGCGTCTGGATCTAAGTCCGGATTTGTTCCGCCACCGTTGTTTTCGCCTGCATATGCGCCGTTGTGATACATAGGATTAGAACGAGCATCGGTAAAGATAATACCATTTGGTGTTGTCTGATCTGAATTATCTACTAACACCCATGCTGAGCCGCTCCAACGTTTAATAACTGGATATGGTGCTACATCTGTATCAACCCAAATATCACCTTGCAACAACACCGGCACTGGAATATTATCCCTTGGATCTGCAGATTGTGCATAAAGTGTTGGCTTACCCGGTAACACTGTCATTAGTGTAAACCCCGGCAAGTTTATATTTTGCCACGATCCGGCACCGTCGGCGATTAAAATATCCACTGTCGACTGACCGTCGTTGTCAACACCCAATAGGGCATTAAACCAAAGTTGCCCATTGTCTGGACCTTGTGTAGGAACTGTAGTTGAGCCGATAATGACAGCTAAAGGAGCCCATGGTCCGGATGTACCAGTAGACTGTCTAAATTCGAGCGTGTTTGGTGCTACTGCGCCACCGGACATAACAGGTTCAATATATGTCTGCCCGTTAGAACCAAATTCATTAGTGCTATAATATGTATTAGCATCAACATCATTTGCCAAAAGTGGAGCCTCTACCTGCAAGAATTGCGCAAGCGTTGTATCCATTCTTCTTAATACCAAATTAGCGCCCTGTGCTGGAGATGTTGTCTTAATCCAATATGTCTGAGTTGTTAGAACATTTGTCAAATCCGGCCATACAGATTGAATTACAACATCCGGTGCACTCGGTACACCTAATTGTAACCAGCCTGTGTAGCCAGTCTGCACCCAATAAGATAATTGGCCGGATGCTGTCTGGAATACTATTGCAATGTCGCCTACAACACCATCACCCGAATTTGGAGAATTTGTTGTACCTGTGGCATAATTATATATGAAGCTAACTGCTACCTTTGTCCATATTTCGTTCGGGAATGTGCCGGTACGGATGAATAGACCATAAGTTGAGCCTGCTGATGATTCATCGAACCAGTACGTACCAGGTGCTGCTGGGCTTGTTGGTTCAATCGGTGTTGCTTCTAATTGAACAGTATTAATGTCTGCACGAACAACTCTTACTAAATTAGCAATGCCTAAATAAGAATATGTTGCTAACAAACCATATTCGTTTAGTGGATACCCGTTTAATGATGTACCGCTTACGCTATAAAAAATTGGGTCGCCGAATGTTTGTACAAGGTCACGCTGAGAAGTAATCGAATATACTTTGCCAGCATTTTCCTTGGTTGTTCCTGTAGCAACCGATAGACCGGTTGGGTCGCTTTTATTTTCTTGACATGCAATAAAGATTAACGGTACTGTACCTGGGCCTGCACCTACATTAATTGATTGATCGATTACCGAAATGCTTACGCCTGGTGATACTAATGTTGCCATCGTTGTTTAACTCCTATGAAGATTTTGCTTCTTGTTAGTAGTATTTATCAACTGCCGCAGTAAAGATGCGGTAAATAAGTACCTGGATTACTAATTCGTTATCTCGAATTGTAATCGATTAAGTGATGATAGGCCTAATTTTGTTAGACTGCCGGCGATTGGTTGAATTATGTATTCGATATTATATCTATCCCGCTGTTGGCGGTAGCATAAATTCCCATTAATGGTATAACCAAAGATAACATCGGATTGAGAAGTGTAAAATTTAAGTGGATCATCAACACATACTCTGCAGCTGGTAATACCCGAGAAAACTCGAATTATATATGTGGATGTTAAAGTATCATAATAATATAAATTTGCATCAGCGGATGTTGTCCACGCAATCACTGGTGCCATATTAGCGTCGAAGGCTAGTGATACGGTGAGAACATTGTCGGCAGTGATGGCAAGAACAACTCCACCATCTGATGGCTGCACCTGGATTACACCTGTCGTAGGTACTAATAAATCAGGTGTATAAAATACTGTCCAGGGTTTTACTAGACGCCCATCAACTGCGTTATTTAATGCTGTGCCGCCCATCACTGTCTGAGTTAGCGGACTATAAGGAAGATCTTGCAGATATAGAAAATCTCCAATAATAGGCGTAGGCGTAAATATATTGCCCGGAATCATGCACCGCGAGCCCACGAAGTTCTGAATGTTAACGAAAGTGTCTTTGTATTATTCTTTGGAATTGCTGGGGTAAAAACATATTGCGCAAAAGGCGTAGTCGCGTTTCCTAGACTTGGTGCAATTGCCCCTATGCCTCCTGCTTCATTAGCGCCGCCCACTGCGAATGTAAATCTACCATCTCTATAATATGTTCCTAATGTATATGCTAGTGTAGTTATTGCTACTAGTGGGCCAGCACCGGTTGAAGTCCACCCATTCACTGGTGAAATTTGCCCAGTTATAGGGGGTAGAGTAGTAATGGTGGCGTTACCTGTGTAAATACAAGTGCTAAGACCATATGGGCCCCAAAAATTGCTGGTCAAAAATAGATATCTATCTCCTACATAATAGCTTGCAGCATTAGCAATAGAAGATACATAATTATATGTATTGCCGGCTAGCACTACGGACCCACTTACTACGGATGTAGTTGGTACCATTGTAAGTTGATAATATACAGTTAACTGATCGATTGCAGTAACAGTAATTGTTGTCGGGGAGCCGCCACCATCAGTAATTAGCGCCCTGCTGAATAATGTTGTCCCAGTTGCTGCCCATCCTACTCCTATTTCTGCTAAATTTCCTACAACCGTGCCCTGCGGAAATGCGTATGTAAAACGGTGCACAGATCCATAAGTAGGTGGTCCTAACGAATATGCCTCACTAGGAAAACCATACTGGTCAGGGGCATTTCCCCTACTAGCCAGTAGCGTCGTTAATGCCGTCTGGGTAGGCAAGACGGCTGTGTTACCCGTGCCCACCTGGCACCACGGACAAACAACTCCAGTAACGCCAATCTGATCAAGACCCTGATCTAGGATTAAATTGTCAAACCAGCCCGTTTCGGAAGTGGTGCCGTCTGGTTTTGTTATGACTAAGTTATATCTGCCGCTAAGGGTCGAATGTATATCCATTTTTAAATTCCTATTCTAAAGTTCCGCCTACTATACTCGGTACGGCTAATGTTAATTTTTCTACTTGATAATTGTAAACAATATATACAATGGTTGTATCCAATGCTCCAGCAGAGATGGATGGTATCCCTATATTTAGTCCTTCGGTTAGTGAATATGTCTTATATACAATGGTTGTATCCAATACTCCGGCAGAGATAGTCGGCAGGCCTATGGTTAAGTTATCGGTTGCCAAATACGTCTTATATACAATGGTTGTATCCAATACTCCAGCAGAGATAGATGGTAGACCTATGTCCAGACGTTCGGTGAGTGAATATGTCTTAATAGTCACGTCTAATGATCCTGCAGAGATGGATGGTAGACCTATATTTAGACTTTCTTCAAAGTTATACGGATATATTGCACTTGTTACATATGTTATACTTTCGTCTAATTCTCCAGCAGATATAGTTGGTATACCTATAATTAAACTATCAGTATCTACCGAGTATGTTATAAACGGATCTGGTAATAAAGTAGCAACTACATTTGTTGGCGCGCTGGGGACGGTGATAATAACCGGAACATTGGTACCTACTGCTATAGTAGAAGATACTATCGATGATACTTGGGTAGGTGATCCTGTGTCGTCTGTTACATCGAAAAATACATTAGGTGCTTTGCGTTTGCTGTCTGGAAATGTCATCAATAATGCCCTTTATCAGAACACTAAGATTTTCTGATGTACTGTCATTATTTATCTCATAATCAAATTTCGATCCCACCCATGCCCATTCACTAAGATGGGCAGTAGAGTATGTTTTGGTCATAGCACTGTTAGCCAAAGAATTTCCTTTATTAGCTAACAGTGCTGTTTCATACCAAACAGGCAATTGGCCACGATTTACTTTAATCATAATGCCGCCGTGGTCTTGTATAAATTTTATTTCGTTTGGAAATCTAACATCGCTAATAACAACATGTTGATCTGGATTTTTCCTAATACGATTTTCTAAAGTTAAAAACCACAGTCCTTCGTTAAAGTGGCTCCTTAGTGCATCTGTTCCTATTAATTGCAGAGCAAGACGTGGACTGAATTTTGGAATATTTAATTTAGTTGACCACCATTCGTCGACATTTTCTCTCCATTCTCTGGATTCGCCGGTGTTGCCTTCGAGCATTTCTCTCGGCCAGTCGAATATCATTGCACAGGCGTCCTTTAGACTAGTTGCAAAGCTATCCTTTCTAAATCCGTAATGTTCAGTTAATTGTCTAGCGACAGTATCTTTTCCTGTACCAATAAACCCCGATATTCCTATTATTTTTGCCAATTTAATCTCCTTATACAAGTAACCTAAGCAGTCTGTGTAGTTATACATCGACTGTATTAAGGATCAAAAATTTAGTTATTAACGTGCGTTTGCGTATTTAAATGGTGATTCTGCGAATGCCATATAAATGTATGTAGTTGCTGAAACATTAGGCGAAGTAGATACTCGCAATTTAAAACCGTTGCTTAGTATATCTAAGGTAGGAGAAAACATTTCGGCACCTGTTGTGTTAGTCAACAGATTTCCACTTAGATTATATGCATCACGTACGGTATCCAAGATGACCCAGTTATCGCTCGATGTTGCATTTTTTATCATAATATATCGTGGATTGAATCCACAGTAAATAAATGTACCGTCGGCATTCGAATTGCCATCATACGAACCGAAAGATGAGTAGCCAGCTACAGTAGAAAACAAATATGCTATATAGGGATTCCCTGCGGCATTTATACCTGTATTATTGCCTACAGTAAACACAGAATTAGTAGGCGATGTATTGTTCCATACTGTACTATCTACGCTAGATCCTGTCAGCGAATTTAGTGATATGAATTTAGTATTGCCCAGACTTGTATGATATACATACCAGGCCGTCGGTGCAATAGTAGATTTAATAATAATGCAAGTCGGGGCGACGGCCAGCACATGAGAAATGGATTGGGTGGCACCTGTACCGGTATATTGTTGAATGTCGAATCCCGATGCTGTTGATTTCTTCCATTGCCATGCAATATATGTTGCACCAAAGTTATTATATGTTGCATCAGAACCTACAGTAAATCCATTAGAATTAAATGATGTTAATCCTGTTGAATCTGTTGTCTCTGTATCCGATGTAATAGTTAATGCTTTTGTTGCGCCACGGCTAGAGTCTGTAAGTTTGTGATTACTGCTAGAACTGCGTGACTTAATCCAGACTAGATCCGGCTGAAATTCGCCTGTATTTGTTATATTTTGTTGACCAACCTGATATCGCGCAATACCCTTAGTGATTCTAAATTCAGTAATATATCCGGAAAATCCGCCTGCGCCTCCCCAACCACCCATTATATTTTGACGATCAGCACCAGTAAGTGTAAAGGTAGTAAACGATGAGTTAGTCACCCTTAGTGTTGAATCTTTAAATATGTAGAATACACCCGATACACGCTGAATTATAATATTTGTCCATACGTTTGCTGTATATGGAATAACTCCGTCGGTGATGATTGACCATCCACTACCCTGGCCAACAAGAACAGTTATTGTATTGTTTAGCATTCTTATAAATAGACCATATGCATTGACATTATCCTGTTGCAGGATAACACCACCCGTTCCTGTAGGATATGCCCAAAATTCTATTGTAAAATTACCTGTACCAAAAACAAATGCCGCATTCTGAGCAAGTGACAAATAAGGCCCCGACCCTGCCGAAAATATAGATGAACTATTAATTGTAGATTGTGCTGTCGATGTTGTTATTGCACCGTTTCTTGTTATCGGTAGTGCCAACGGCCCTGAATCTGTAAATGTGGTGCCGCCATTTGCACCTGTACCATGTAATAATAAAGATACATTAGTATAATACGGATCACCTGCTATCACACTATCTGGGAATGGTAAAGTCTGTGTGGTTAATGTTGATGCACCTGCATATGCTGTAGCATCAAACAGTTGATTAGGATCAGCAATTATTGGCGTAGGTAAGTTACCAGTATGTAATGCTAAAAATCCTGCTGGAGGAGTATAAGTGTACGGTTGTTGGCCGAAATTAACCGATATGGAATCATTTCCAGGAACGCCGCCGCCATTGCCTATAAATAAATAGTTATTCACAGGAATCCCGGTAATCTGAAATACAAACACATTGTTTTTGTATACATCAAGTGTGCCCGCAGGATCATAAGCAAGACCTACTGTATCGCCTATTGTTGCTGTGTCAAATCCTGTTGTCATGACACCGTTGGTCCATTTTCTACCCAATTTGGTGCCCCAACCACTAAAAGCAGATACGCTTTGGTCAGCATTTATTCCCAGTGCCAAATCCTGGGAGCCATTGGCAAGAATTTTCACTTCCCAATAACACTTAATGTTTATGTATTGTGTTGCTGATATAGCATACATTGGTGTACCGGACACTGTTAAATTGGCGTTTGTATAAGTAGAAGAATACAAAACAGGCATTAACGGATTTAGTGTTGCATAATTACCGTAACCATTGCCGGTATTGCCGCCTGCACCCAACGGTGCATCATACATAGAATCGTATGTTGATCCTGCGGTCAATGAAAAATTATTTGGTGTCCAGTTATTTGCAGTTAATGCGTATCTAGCTATGCCCTTGGTAATTCGAATATCATCTATGTATCCGTAAAAATGATTATTGCTTATATTACCGAATATAGAACTATTTGCATCAAACGTAAAATTACCTATTGCTAATGGCTGTGTTGATACTGCTGGTACATTTAGTCCTGTTATTTGTCCAACCAGTACACCGTTTATAAATGCATAACCTGTTGGTCCTAATCTAACCATAGCAATATGTGTCCATGTGTTTATTACTACACTGCCCACGGTAGAATCTATATATTGCTCATTTGCTGCCGTAGTTCCGTAAAAATAAAATCGGATAGCACTACCAATTTGCCTTATAGCAAATGATAATCCATTCCACGAAGTCCCGACTGTACTATAAAATCCGCGAGTCATTATACCGCCGTTAAGCGTCACCTGCATAGGATATATCCAACATTCAGCAGTATATGTAGCGCCTAAATCAAAATTGGTACTGGTTGCAATCGATAATTCTGGGCTAGTGCCGTTAAAATATGCGGATGATCCTCCAAACTTACTTTGTACTGTACTGATATTTGCAGGACTCGTTACAGTTACAGAATTAGATAACGAGCTATTATCTATAAAAGAGGTACTGTTGTTTGAACCGTTACAGTGTAATAATAAATTTACATTAGCAAAATACGGATCACTAGGGGCAGAATCCGGAAATTGTGATATAACAAATGGCTTACCGCCGTACGAGTAATCAAATCCTAAAGCAGAAACACTGCTAGTATTATTAAATGGCAAATAGAAACCAGCTGGGCCATAAGATCCGTTCGGGTAAAACGTAGATGTATATCGAGCAATACCGAGTGTGACCCTAAAATCATCCATGAAGCCACGAACGTATGTAGGACCGCCTGGGTCTCTTCCCATGTTTATTGGGTTACTTGTTACTGCTGGTTGCGCGGCTGTTGTAAACGTACCCGCAAGAACCCCGTTAAGATATGTGTTAAATGTAGTTCCTACTTTAACAAACGCTGTATGAAACCACACACCGGTGGAAGTAGGTACATTAATATTTGCTGAAGAAAAATAACGAGTGCCACCCGAGTCCCATATTTGATAACTAGGCGATATTGTTGTACTATTAACTGCTGATACTGCAAACATATAACCGGCCGTACCGGACCGGTTGGATACTATATTACTACCTGTTGTTGTGTCAAAATAAGACCACCATTCAACCGTATAATCCCCAGTAGTAACAAACGTAAAATCGGCGGCGGCGGCCGATGTCATATAACTGGTGGTCCCATTAAACAGTATGCTACTAATTCCGAATTTATATTGTGATGTATTCAACGATGCTGCACCGAATGCTGTCCAAGTACGCGGTGTACTTGCATTATCTGTTATAGCTGTACTACCATTAGTTCCATTAAAATGCAGTAATGCTGTAGTGGATGCCCAATTTGGATCGCCACCGGCTACACTATCCGGGAATTGTATGAACGCAGGTGATGCTGCATATGATTTAGCCACCCATGTATTTCGTGCAGATAATTGGCCAAAGTATGTTGGATCTAATTGATAGCCGTCTATATAGTAATAATCGGCTAGCTGGCCGTCACCATAGAATCCGACCGTTGGAGTAACCCCCAGTGGTCGCTGGCTTATGCCCATATTACCATTTACATATACTACCGAATTTTGTACAGGCCATGTACCGGAAATTATTGTAAGTGTTTGTTGAACTCCATTTACATATAATTTTACTCGGTTGGTAGCAGTTGCCTGTGTTGTATCTATTGCAAATACAAAATGATACCAGGCCGCTGGATCACGAAATAAAGCTGCACTAGTAAATTCATTAACTACCGAACTCTGCACAAACGAGATTTGTGTTTTGTTTGCCGAGGTAATAGGAGCTATAAAGAATGCGTTAGCTGACCCATCTGTGCTGCCTAATAACACTGGTGCGGGATTACCAGTTGTGGCGGCCGATCCTTTAACCCAGGAAGACACTGTAAATGTTTTATTATTAGCATTGCCTACGTTCCTATAGAGCCACTTCAACCCAGCAGAAGTAAATCTAAGACTACCGGGTACCTGATAGGTTGGAGAATTATCGTCCGGTGTTACAGAGTTAGATGGCAGTGAGAGGGGGCTATTACCGTTGACATTAGTAGCATACACATTAAAGACATACGGTGTACCGTTTGTTAATCCCGGAACAATTATAGGCGACGAAGATGCGGTAGCAGTAACACTACCTGGATTAGATATTGCAGTATACCCGGTAATAGGTGAACCACCAGTATCAACTGGTGGCGTAAATGACACCGAAGCTGATTGCGATGCCATCTATTATACCGCAACTACATTTGTTGGTGCACCGGGAACGCCCGATGGTGTCACTGAATTAGATGGTGCTGATTCTGGGCCATTGCCGACAGAATTTGTCGCATGTACAGTAAATGTATATGAGGTACCATTTGTTAGTCCAGTAACAACAATAGGGGATGTGGCACCGCTTGCTGTAAAGCCGCCTGGTGTACTTGTTACGGTATATCCTGTAATAGGCGAGCCACCTGTGCTTGCTGGTGCAGTAAAAGATACTGAGGCCGAATTTGATGCCATACTTTATTTCCTTATAAGACTTAATAACATATTTATCTGATATACAGAAATGTTATCCTATGATAAACCCGTATCCATCCCCACTTACTACCATGTTGAGTAACTCTTTTTCGAGCTTTTCTATCTCAACGGTAGCCTCTTGTTTTATGGTAGCCCCATTAAGCATAACATTTCCATTAGGCCCCGGAAAGCCTGATGGAAATTTATCACGCGCCTCACCCAACATGTATTTGGCCATTGCAGTAGAATATGATCGTAACCAAGGACCTGTATAGGGGTCATTAATCATATCATCTTCTGATTTTCTAACGTACACTCTAACTGACACTTCTTCATCGGCTCTTGGTTTACGGATAATTCGTAATGTATGTGAATTTACGTCCCACACAAAATTTATCTGGCTGGCAAAAACACGTTCGGCAGTTTCGAGATATCCATTATATAAATCCCAGGTTGCTAATCCACCTGACTGATTTGGCTGTAGCATATAAATATTAGCAAATGCAGCATCAACCGGATCAAAGTTGACACCACCGCCGGTATATGCACCGATACCGCGGCGGTATAGACGTCTTACCTCTTGCACTTCCTCTGGTAAAGTGTACTCTGTTATGTCTCGTGTGATGTGTAAAAAAATATCCTTCTCAACCAAGGCCCCGTCCGATCTCTGACGTAATTTCTGCAGGCCCATGGTTATTGCAAGATTCAAATGCTCTACGTCTAACTCAACATCGATCATTTGCGCACCGAGCCCAAGCTCGATTTGCTTCGTTAACAAAATTCTAGGCGTAATTTGTGCGGACATAATGTATCATCTCTCCAGTGGTACATTATTTATCAATTATTGAGAGTACCCTTCTTCATTACCAATGCATCATCCAGTGCATTATGAATATCATAATCATGCGTGATAACAATTTCATCCTTTACTGCGGTAGACAAGTGGACAGGAAAAATCATACTATGATTTAGATTGGTTGGCCACAGTGGTTTTAGTAACTTCTCTAAATAAGGTAAGTCCCAGGATGGGTTGTCTGATGCAATAATGCATTCTACATCTCTATCCTCTATCCAATTCCCGATTGCCAGAGAACATTCGTAAAATGACATTCTATATTTGTCATCATTCTTAAGGAATGGTAACACAAAACTTTTAACGAAATTGGAGCAGTCTTTTAACTCATAGGTATCAGTTAATTCTGCATAAAAGAAATTTTCATTCTCGTCTACTAATGCAATACTAATAAGTTTCGCACCCGGAATTAAATCAGTGAATTCTGTGTCTAAGAAAAGTTTCATCATATAAATTCATTTACCTTAAATGTGTTGTTACGAAATTTATGTATAAGTTCAATTTGCCCAATTTCGGTTTGTTGGTTTTTATCCAAGAACACACTTTTGTACATATGTGTGTAAGACTGGCCCTGCAATCGGGATATAGAATTTGTAATATCGATTCTTGCATTGTCAAACATAAGGAGGTGATGCGTTTTACGGATTACGTCGGGCCTGAGCCATACCACAATAGAATTAAGCTGTGACTCAACATCATTATTAAATGTTTTTACTTCCGTAAAGGATGGCAATATTACTGCAACTCTGTAATATTTGGGCGACAGTGTAATAACTCTTAGTATTTCGATGATAGATTCATCTCTAGTCACTTATCTATCCTAAGTATAACATGATGCTCGTTTAGCTTGCCACCGCACGGAATGTCTACTGTAGATAATTCCTTTAAAAAAGTGCGAAGTTTAACCTTACTTGCTTTCTTAAACTCTGCTAATGTCTCTGCGGGCTTACGTAGTGTTTTTTCTGCAGAATCAGGTGAAAAATTAAGTAAGCTTGCACCCTTAACACTAAGACCAGAATCGTCTAATGACCTATAC